AAGGGTTGTCCGAACAGGAAACACAAGAAGCAGTAGCAAATATACAAGCTGCTGATATAGAACTAGAAAGACCAACAGAAGAAGAAGTTGCTGAAGAGGAAGCTGTAGAAGCAACAACTCCAGAAGTAGTTAAAGAAGAAGGTCCAACAGCAGGTGATTATGTAGCTGATACTTTTATTGGACTAGGAGCTGGAGCTAGAGATATTGCTTCTAACATCATCACCACACCAGAAAGAGTTATTGACTTTTTCAATGGTGAGATGGAAGAGGAAGGAAAAACTGAAGAAGGATACCAGACTGAATGGGATCAGTTTATGTATGGTGATGGCGATCCTATAGAAACCAAAACATGGTGGGGTGGATTAGTCAGAGGTGCTACAGATGTTGTTGGTACTATTGCTGCAACCGGTGGTGCTGGAAAAATTGCTAAAGGTGCTGGATTATTAGCACACCTAAGACAAGGTGCTATAGCTGGTTTGAAGTATGATGTATTTTCTAAAAACGAATCTCAAGATAACTTAACTGGAATGCTTACAAAGCATTACGGTTGGATAGATACACCCTTTGCTACTAACGACACAGATCACCCAGCAATTAGAAAGCTAAAACATATTGTTGAAGGTATGGGTATAGGTGCTGTGTTTGATGCAACTATATTTAAAATGACACCATTAGCTAAAATGCTAAAAGGTAAAGCTGATGATGTTGTTGCTGCTAGAGGTGAGTTAGGACAAGCATTAAAAGAAGATTTAAAACCTGTTACTGATGCAGCTCAAAGAGTATATGAAGGTAGAGGTGAATTAAAAACTGCACTAGGTGATGATATAAATACAGTTAAAGCAAAGTTTAACGAATTTAGAAAGTCAAGATTAGACAGTATAGAAACACAAAAAAGAGAACAAGCTAAATCCCAGATGAAAGATCCCGGATTTAGAGCACCTAAAAATGAACCAATAGCAGACCCATGGCAAGGAGCTACAACTTCTAATAGTGAAGCTGTAGATATAGATAGAGCTATGAAACGCACCAAAACAGAATGGGGTGCTGAAGATGGTCATGTTGGTTCTACTACGTCAAACACTCAGATTGAGAGAATGTCGAAGGGTACAGGTGAAACAGAAGAAGTTATTAAAGAGATATTAGGTAACTTTAGAAGTCAAGGTTTTATCGACCAATTACAAGAGACTGCTAGAAGACAAGGTAAGACTTTACAAGAAAGTATTGGTAATGATCTTGATATGTTTAGAGCTGTTTATGAAGGCAGAAATACAGATCAAGTTTCTACAAAAGAGTTCTTTAAGAAATTTACTCAAGACCAAACACCTATCTACAAAACCACTAAAACAGGTAAAAAGAGAAAGGTTGGTGAATACGTAAAGCCAGAATACATAAAAGCATTAGACATGGTTAATACCTCTTTGTTTAATGACATAAGAGATGCTGGTATTACCGCAAGAGAGTTAGCTGATATTGCAGATCTAAAAGATATAGACGGTCCAGCTCAGCAAATGGTTGAGAAACTAATTGCTGGTTTAAGACTAAGAAAAATATCTAGTTCAGAAGTATCACAACAGCTTGCTGAATTTGGTGACTCACGTATAAGACAAACTAAAAAACAAGCAGCCGAAGCAATAGACAAAGAAGTTCAGAAAAGTATAGATGCTTTCCGTATGGCTTTAGATATGACCACCGAACAAGACGGTGATGAAGTATTTAAAACTATGTTTGAAGGTATATCTATGGCTGATGGCGTACATACTCTTGATGATCTTGACGCATTTATGCGTAAGAAAATGAGAGGCGGTACGTTTGCTGGTGATAAGAAACAGACAGGTGCATTCCTAAGAGAAATGGGAACTATGTTTACTCATAGTGTTTTGTCTGGACCTAAAACAGCAGTTCGAGCAATCATGGGTACATCTACTGCATCATTTGCTAGACCAATGGCTATGGCTATAGGTGGAACATTAAGTGGTGATATGGTTGCTGGTAGAGCTGGTTTAGCTGCATTAAATGCAATGCGTGAAGCCATACCAGAATCTTTCCAATTATTTAAAAAGAAGCTAAATAGTTATTGGACAGGCGAGCTGTCTACTATGAAAACTAGATTCGTAGAAAGAAATAAATTAGATGATCAGTGGACTATGTATGGTCACTGGGCAGAGACTAGAGGCAACAAGGTAGACAAAGCTTTATATCGTACAGCAAATATGGTTAGAGGTTTGAATGATAGTAGTCTTCTTACTTACTCAACCAAAATCATGGCATCTACTGACGATGCTTTTGCATTAATAATTGGTAGAGCTAGAGCTAGAGAAAAAGCATTTCTAGAAGCTGTTGAAAAATTACCTGATTCTAACTTTGCTAATTTAGATGAAAAGTTTTTTAGAAACGCAGAAGATAATTTTAATAAAGAAATCTTTACTCCTGATGGTAACCTTACCGATGCTGCTGCTGAATACAGCAGAAAAGAAGCAACACTTACTCAAGATCTAACAGGATTTTCACAGAAGTTAGGTGATGCGTTTAATGCTGCACCTTGGGCAAGACCATTTTTCCTATTCGCTAGAACTGGTATTAATGGTTTGACCTTAACAGCAAAACATACTCCCGGATTTAATTTCTTAGTTGATGAGTTTAACCTTATAGCTAAAGCAAAACCCGGAGATAATCTTTCACATCTACATCAATACGGCATACATAATGCTAGAGATTTGATGAATGCAAAAGCTGTACAGAATGGAAGATTAGCTATGGGTACAGCAGCTTTGACCATGGCAAGTATGGCATATCTAAATGGTCAGTTACATGGTAATGGACCTACAGATAGACAGAAAAGACAAGCATGGTTAGATGCTGGATGGAAACCAAGAACTATAAAAATTGGTGGAGTCTGGGTAAACTATGATGCCTTTGAACCTTACAACCAGATACTTGCGTTAGTAGGAGATATTGGA